AGTTGGTTTACCAGTAAAATTTAATCAAAAACTACCAGACAATTTTTGGCAAGACAATGAAGACGATTTAAAAATCATGGTTGACACAAGAGAGCAGCTTCCTTTTGAGTTTGATCATGCAATCAGTCAAAAATTAGATTTTGGAGATTATACCGCTGCTGGCTCAAGCTTTTCTAAAACGTTTGTGGATCGCAAGTCCGTGGATGATTTCAGGTCTACATTCGGTAAAGATATTGAAAGATTTAAAAGAGAAATGAATCGTTGTATTAATTTTGATTCATATATGTTTGTTGTTGTTGAAGCATCCATTGAGCATGTTGAAAAAATCAATCAAATGACAAAATTCAAAAGCAATTTAAACTACGTTTGGCACAATGTCAGAGACTTGATGATTGAATATCCAGACAACCTCCAATTTATTTTTGCTTATTCTCGCGGAGGTGCAAAAAAAATTACTCAAAAAATTTTAAAACACGGCAAAGATTTGTGGCGAGTTGATTTACAATATTATATTGATTCAAAAGTCGCAAATAATGAAAACCAATACGCAAAAAACTAATGTGGTCAAAAGGAAGTCAACGCTATAGATACGAATATTCTGCAACTAAAATTAATAATGAGTTGCTTGCAATTAAGGGCGATTTAAAAGAAGAAGATGCCAAGTATCAACTGTATCGTTTTTTAAGAAACAATGTTGGTTATACATGTGAATTGTTTCTTGGTATTCGATTGTTTCCATTCCAAGAAATGGCGATCAAAGCTATGATGGTTGGAGATTATTCGATGTTTGTATTTTCCCGTGGTCTATCAAAAACTTTCTCAACAGCGATTTATGTATTGCTTGAATGTTTGCTGAATCCTAATGCAAATATTGGTGTTATTGCTGGAACGTTTCGTCAATCTAAGCAGATATTTTCCAAAATCGAGGATATCATGTCAAAACCAGAAGCTGTGATGGCAAGTGAAGCTGGCTACAAGCTTTCCAAGGGAACTGACGCTTGGACAATGCGTATCGGCAAGAATAAAGCGATAGCACTACCATTGGCCAATGGTGAAAGATTGCGTGGTTTTCGTTTCAACCGTATTGTGCTTGATGAGTTCTTGACTATTCCTGAAAAAATCTTTAACGAGGTTATTTTGCCGTTCCTTGGTGTTGTTGAAAACCCAACAGAGCGTGAAGATATTTATGATCTTGAAACCATGTTAATTGACGCTGGAGAAATGAAAGAATCAGAAAGACATGTATGGCCAAATAACAAACTAATCATTCTTTCCTCACCCAGCTTTAAATTCGAATACATGTATAAGCTTTATTGTAAATATCGCGATTTGATAGAGGGTGTTTACGAAAACGCAGAAGAGGAAGATGATGAAGATGCAGCAGATAACGCTTATCGTGTTGTTATGCAATTGAGTTATGACTGTGCGCCAAAAACACTGTATGACAAAAACCTTTTAAAACAAGCCAAGTCAACAATGAGTGAAATGCAGTTTGAACGCGAGTTTGGTGGTCAGTTTGTGGATGAAAGTGATGGCTATTTCCGTCTGTCCAAAATGATGAAATGCACAATACCTGATGGCGAATTTCCAGCAGCAGAAATTGTTGGCAATCCAAAAGATCAGTATATTTTATCATTTGACCCCAACTGGGCTGGAAACACAAGCGCCGACCATTTTGCGATGCATGTTTTTAAGCTTTTGCCTGATTCTCAAAAATTATGTTTGGTTCACAGCTATGCATTGGCTGGCGTTTCTCTCAAAGAACACATGAAATATTTTCATTATTTATTGAATCATTTCAACATTGTGGGTATCTGTGGTGACTATAATGGTGGCGTTCAGTTATTCAAAGCTGCAATGAAAGCGAACTATTTAAATCATCTAAAATAAATATTGGCGTAATTGAAGTTGATATCGAAAGATCAGAACAATATAATGAAGATATACTCAAAGTTAAACAAATGTATAATGCTTCTGATAGAAAATACTGCATTTTGAGAAAACCAACCTCAAGTTGGATTCGCTCGGCCAATGAGCTTTTGCAAGCAAATATTGACCACCGTAGAATTTTGTTTGGAGCAAGAGCGGTAGATGATCACTTTGATGCTCAAAGAAAGAAAAAGATTCCCCTCTCTCAAATCAAATGGGACATGAATATGCTTGGCAGCAATACAGCCTCTCAAATGATTGACTTTATTGATCATCAAAAAACAATTATCGAACTCACAAAGTCGGAATGTGCTAACATTGAAGTTAGAAGTAATCCACAAGGTAGTCAGTCATTTGATCTGCCGCAAAATCTTAAACGTCAAACTGGCCCGAACAGGGCGCGTAAAGACTCTTATTCCGCTTTATTGCTTGGAAATTGGTTTGCAAAAATTTATTATGATATGTATGAGGCTCAAGCTAAACCAAAACCCGTAAATGATTTTATACCAAGGATCATAAAGTAAAAGTTCAACTTTGAAAAGTTAAAGTGTAACAATTGACATGGCAGAAAAAAGAAAATATACAAAACGATCTGATTATTGGGAGAAATTTCATCAACCAAAAGCAAATCAAAGTTTAGACGCTTTGATTTCTCAAAATCAAGAACCAGTTTTCGAGCCAAAAATGCTTGGCGAGTCTGTTTATGAATCTGTGGCATCAAGAAGCCTTACTCCAAGCAATGCTTCTCGTTCAAAGAGTCGCACGAATTCAATCACCACACACTACGCAAGAGATCGTTTTAAAAATATTGACGATGGAATGCTGCCATTTACTTATTCAAGTGATGCTGTCGATGCAAAAGACGCAATCGAATTATGTCAAAAAGCTTATTTTAATATTGCCGCTTTTCGCAGCACAATTGATCTTCTTTCTGAATTTGCTGATGCAGATGTTTATCTTGAAGGTGGTAGTGCCAAATCAAGAAAACTTATTGAAACTTGGTTCAATCGCATCAATATCAATGATTTAAAAAGTCAATACTTTAGAGAGTATTATCGCTCAAGCAACTTTTTCGCTCACCGTGTTGATGGAAAATTAAAGGCTTCTAATTCTGGCAAGTTGTATGAAGCGTATGGCGCTGAAACAACAAAGAACTTTAAAATACCAATTCGTTATCTTGTTCTTAATCCAACAGATATTGTTGCCAAAAACTCACTTTCTTTTGCTCACCAAGAATACGCTAAGGTGTTAACTCCTTTTGAAGTTGCCCGTTTGAAAAACCCTCAAACCGAGCATGAAAAAGAATTGTATAATTCTCTGCCGCCAGAAACTCAAAAATTAATTCAATCTGGAAGCAGTGGTATCGCCAATGAACGAGCCGAAATCAAGCTTGATTCAAAATTCCTTCATGTAGTTTTCGCCAAGAAGCAAGATTACGAACCCCTTTCAATCCCATATGCTTTTTCTGTTCTTGATGATATGAACAAAAAGATGGAATTGAAAAAAATTGATCAAGCCATTGCTCGTTCTATTGAAAATGTGGTATTGTTGGTAACAATGGGTGCAGAACCAGACAAGGGTGGCATCAACCACAAAGCAATTGATGCAATGCAACAAATTTTCCAAAATGAAAGCGTTGGTCGTGTGCTTGTTTCCGATTATACCACCAAGGCTGAATTTGTCATACCTGATTTAAAGAAAGTCATTGGCCCAGAAAAATATGAAATTCTAAACAAGGATATTCAAGAAGGTCTTCAAAATGTTTTGATTGGAGATACCAAATATTCGGACGGTTCTCTTAAAATGAAGATTTTCATGACTCGACTTCAAGAATCAAGAAACCAATTTATCAATGACTTTTTACAGCCAGAAATCAAAAGAGTCTGCAAGGGTCTTGGTTTGAAAAACTATCCAAAGGTAAAGTTTGTTGATACCGATACATTGGATAATTCTGATTTAACCAAGTTGGCAACAAGAATGATGGAACTTGGCATCTTGACTCCAGAGCAAGGCATGGAAGTTGTTCACACAGGTAGATTCCCCAAATCTGGTCAACTTGAAGAATCACAAGAAAAATTCAAGGAAGCTCGCGAAAAAGGCTTTTATACCCCAATGGTTAATAGCATCAACTTTTATGAAAGCGAAGAAGATGATTCGGATACGCCAAATCCAACAGTTCAAAATCGCAATTTAGCAAATCCTTCTGGAGAAGGAAAACCTGCAACAACAAAAAATCCATCTCCATCTGGTGGAAGACCAATGGGCCAATCCAATGCTTCTATTTCTAAAAAGAATTTAATTGAAGCTACAAATAAAGCCAACGAGTTTGAAATGAAGGCTTACAGAAATTTTGCTCTTAAGTATGGACTTGAAGAACTAGACAATAATCGAAAAGAACTTGTTGGTCGAGTTTGCGAATCAATCTTTGCTTCTAAAGATATGAATGAATGGGATGATGCTTTGGATAAAATTGTAGAAGATTTACAAGAAATTGAAACTCTTGAAATCAAACCAGAAGTTTTAAACTTTGGCGCAGAACATAACCTTAATGATTTGTGTGCTGCAATTTTATATCATTCTACTAAGATTTCTGTGTAAGATAGATTATGTCTGACAATAATCAAGACTTCAATTTTACTATCTCGCCAAAATTTAAGGTGTTGGATATCCAAAGCTTTGATGATATGGAAATATCTGAAGCTTCTGTAAAATCAATGTTACCAGAAGGCTTTAATGCTAAAATGAATATTGATTTGCTTCCTGTTGTTTTCAATTTGGCCGTTATCAATGAAATCAATGCAAACGATGATGCAATGACAGCAATGGCTGCAATTCAGTGCGTTAAAAGTTTTGCAAACAAACCGATTAACATCGAACACAAACGAGACAAGATTGTTGGTCACATGATCAATGCATCTCTTTCTGAAGAAGAATTTGATTTCAATAACAACGATGTTGAAGCTTTCGCAGATAAAACAGAACCTTTTTATCTTAATGCTTTTGGTTTTATTTATAGAAAGATTTTTCCTGATCTTGCTCAAGCAATCATCGAATCTGCAAATGAAGATAACGAAGATTATCAAAGAATTTCTACAAGTTGGGAATTAGCATCTAAACAATTTAAAATTGTTAAAGGCAATAGCCAGAAAGTTTCTGAGTGTGAATATGTCGAACAAGAAGATTACGAAGAATATCGTGCTTATCTTAAAAGATTCGGCGGCGCAGGAAAAGATAAAAAAGGCGACAGAGTTGCTAGAGTTTTTTATGGAGAAGTGATTCCTTTGGGTGCTGGTTTAACAGTTCAACCAGCAGCAAGAGTTAAAGGGGTTTATCCTGTTGAAGTTTCTAAAGATGAATTGAAAATCGAAAAAAGCGTAGCAACTCAACAAAAAAATTCCCAAAATTATAAAAAAGATGTAACAACAAACAAATCAAATATTTTAAATATGGACGAAAAACAATTCCAAGAATTTTTAAAACAGACTACCGAAGCTATTGCTTCTGTTGTCAAGGGTGACGATCAAGCTAAGTCTATTGGACTTATCATGCAAGAAACTCTTGAAAAGCACAGTGAAAGCTGGAAGTCTAAGGTTGAGCAAGAAGTTGAAGCTCGTCAAAAAACCGAAGAAGAACTTGAGTCTATCAAGTCTGAAAACTCCAAGGTTGCAGAAGAGCTTGCACAACTCAAAGCCGACATGGAAGCTAAGGCTTCTGCTGAACTTTTCAATGATCGCATGAATTATTTCGATAACAAATACGATCTCTCTGAAAAAGAAAACGAAATCATCGCTTCTAAGCTTAAGGATTTAGGCCAAGAAGAAGAGGCTTTCGAATCCTTCAAGTCTGAAATCGAAGTTATTTTCGCTCATAAAGACAAGGAAGTTATCGCCAAAGCAAAAGAAGAAGAGCAAGCTCGCATTGAAGAAGCTATTGCTAAGAAACTTGAAGCACAAAACGGCGAAACTACCGAAGT